GGGGAAACGCTGTTTTCAGCTAGACCAGTAAGTTTACCTTCTTACTCTCTGATATACCTATTCGCCAGATAGCGTATATGCAGAGCAGAAGTTTACTCTGAAGGTCTTCGTTGACTCAGCAATGTGATCCACTTATAGGCCCCTCGGGTCCTGGTATCACATTTGAGCCAAGAGGAAGAGTTCATCCATAAACTCTGAATCTTCGCCAAAGGTTTCCTCGGGAGCAATAAACTCCCCCAGGGTGACTCCGGTCACTTTAACGACTCGCAGAAGCGACATTGGGTGCACAGGTTCTTTAAGTTTCTTTATGAAACGAAGAAGACCCACCCACATCGCACTCGGAGTGTCACACATCTTAGGATATGGGACAAGGCTGTTCAATGTCTTGACAGCCCCATTAAGCCTTCGCTTAATGTCTCCAAGTCGGAGTGAGGGATCCGCAACAGGACTGGGAACCAGCATACGTTGGCAATCGGAGACGATTGCCAGTGCCCGTTCACCGCATTCTATTGCGGATGGTTCTTTACCCTCACCAGTTCCTGCGAGATCGAGGGATTCTACCGCCTCAGCAGCTGCATTAATCCAGAATTTCCGTATCCCATCGGATAACGGACCTGAATTTGCTGAGGACCAACTCGAAGAGAGGTGGCAGAGGTGGACCTTTGAGAAATCTTGCGACATCGCACATCGAACTGATCTGGTCCAACGCGGATCCAGTGTTCGATATGTTCGACGAAGCTGTGATTCCGTACAAGGAAAGCCTCCACCACCAATCTCACGATGGAGGAATGGTGGAATCCGGTTCCTGCGTAGTCGGCCGATTTCTGCACTATACCAGCGTTGAACTAATCTCACGATTCGTTCGCGGCCAGGTAATGCTTCAATCGCCCGCGTCAACTGTGGACCCATGGCCCAGGGTGGCAATACCCACCCCTCTCTGGTAACAGACATTCCAGGAAGCAGAGGACGGACAGAGCAAGTCCGGGGGTAAACCCAGGGACTGTTAGGAGGTCGTCTTATAGAAGCAGTTATGAATTGCTCTACAAGGACTCCTGTATGGAACGATTGCAAATCTTTCCCTACAGAAGGTGACCCCCCAGTCCGGGCGAGGAGAGCTGTATAGGCTCGACTCACCCCCAATGGCGCGTATCCTAACAGGTCGTCTCCGACTGTTTTG